TTCGTCGTTAGTCGGCTTAAACTTCGCACCATGCAGCATATAACCATATATCTTTGCCACGGCGTAATCGTCTTTTTATGTGCTTTTCTCTTTAACGTCAATGCGCCGTCTTTATACGTGTATACGCCTAGCTTGTAATTAATTTCGTCTTTGACTTCTTCGTATAACTCCGCCGGCATGACAAAATAATTATAATCGCCGTAAAAAGACAATTTTGCTTTGCTGTGAAAATCCGCTTTGCTTACTTTGATTTCATAACAACGAAGTTCCCCGTCGCTTTTCATCGTTACATAGTCTACAAATTCGTCGCCGTATCCGGGGCCGAAACATACTTCATATGCTCCATATATCCCCGGCCTGCCCGCTCCTGTCGCATGGAATAAAAGTAATTCTATTTGTTTCGTCAATTCGGTTTTTGCCATGAATGCCTCCCATTTATAACAGTCTTTCCCCGTTTGCCGTTCTCCCTAAAAATGAAATGCCGTTCAGATAGTATGGAGCCAGGTCTTTTTCATTTACGCTTTTCTTGCCGTAGATTTCCTTCATGTTTCTCCATACCTGCGCAGGAACACGGTAAAAGCGTTCAAAGTGAAAACTTATCAGGACAAAACTTTTTGCCCCCAGTTGCTCATGCGATAGCAGAGCCGCCATTTGTTCCTCTGTTACGCGGCTCTTTTCGATTCGGTCGGCATCGGTGTGTTTGGCTTCAAATACGACGGCCTGCCCTCCCTTTAGGGTGCCTTTATAATCGGGCTGGGCGTGCTTCGTATAACATGCCAAAAACTGCCCTTGCTGATTCGGACGCCGCAGCGGCTTCATTGGCTCCGGCGTCTTTTCAATCTTCGCCAGGGCGTAATCTTCATATTTTCGGCACTCGCGGTCAATAAGCTGTTCAAAATATCCGCCGTTTGCCCTGGCCTGCTTCCCTCGTATTCGTGATTGTATTTTCATGATTTCGTTTCCTCCATTCTGGCCTTGATAATCGCCGGGCGGCACCACTGCCGCTGAAAGTCTTTCCACTCTTTGCTGTATGTAATTCGTTGCTCCGGCTGAAACAATGAAGCAAACGGCATAGCGCCCGCTTCATAGATTTTCCGCAGTCTTGCCTCGTTTTCGGCCATGTCGTCGCCAATTAGGGCATAGCAATAGATTTTATTGCGGTCAAATCCGGCCTTTCTTAATTTTTCGATTGCCCGCAAAAACGGCTGTATCCGATCCGGCCCGTCGCAGGCCATCCACAATGATTTTATGCGTAGGCCGCGCATTTGCTCCACGTCCCAATCGTTTATAAACTCCGATTCCAGGCCGCCGCGAAACTCTATGCCTCTCTGTGTTTTAAGCATATCGTATACTTTGGATTTGTGACGTCTGGAGCAGGCCAGAAAATTATTGTCCTGTATGATATATCCGGCTGCAATTTCTGGAAACTCAAATATTTTTCCCTCCCGCTTTGGAACAAAACAAAATCCGCATTGATTGACGCAGCCCCGCGACGTAAAGGTCACGCCCGGTTTGACATACATTCCCGGCGTAAACTCATGACATGGGCTATTGTAAGCCGGGCCGCCCAATAAAACGGGCTTATCGGTAATCGCCTGCCATTGCTCCTGCAAAAATTCAGCCCGGCGCATATCCCATGTAAAGGTACAGCTTACATGCACCTCGTCAAAATCCGGCAAAAATTCGGGAAAAGGCGGCGTATCAAAATACGCCGCTTCATCAGTTGGTGACATTGCCGTTTTGTGTGGAAATACTCTTATTATCCGTTTTCTTTTTTTGTCGATAAACATTATTAATTACTTCCTCGTGTATCAAATGCGTCTGCATTTCGCGTATTATATCGTTTCAGGCTTTTTTCTTCGCTTAGTTCACAGCCAGAAAAGACTACATCTGCACCGCAATCGTCATTTTTACACCGAATAAATACCATGCCTGTAATCATATATGCCCGCACCATTTCCGTAGGGCTCCCGCAAAACGGGCACCGCTTCAATTTATCATTGTATTGACTAATCTTTCTTATTCTCTTCATTGATATTTCCAGCTCCTTCCGCTTCCTTAGTCCACGTTTTCCTCGTATTCTTTTTGTGTTATAAATTCGATTGTATCCGCCTGGGTTAATGCTTCTATTTCATTTTTCATGTTTTCCACGATTGCTCGTATATCAATTTTAGGAGCAGCTCCGTCGTTTAGTACAAAACGGTTCTTTAATTCGCTGTATATATCTCCGTCGATTTTTAGATAAACGGTTATCGTAATGGGTATTTTCATGGTCTATTCCTCTGTTTCGTCGTCCATATCTGCAAATATGGGCGCTATTTCTTCTTGTGATAACTCTTTATTATCGCGAATGCATTTCATTTTCTTTTTTTTGTTGACAAATGCGAACCTGCGGACAATGGTATCTACGTATTTAGGCTCCAGCTCCATGACATACGCCGTTTGGCCCATTTTTTCGCAGGCAATCAGCGTTGTTCCGCTACCTCCGAATGGATCATATACCCCGCTGCACCAGTCCGTATTATCCAATAACATCTCAATGAGCTCGACAGGTTTTTGCGTAGGGTGCAGGTCGTTACCGCTGCGGCTGCACTCCAATACATTTCCGTATCCCTTTGTATTGTCAAATTTCGTTTTTGTTCGGTGGGCAAACATGATGAGTTCATGTTGCGACCGCCAGCCGGAGCCCATGCCGATGGCTTTTTTGTTCCAGACGATCATGCTTCGCACACCAAAGCCGCTTCCTTCGACTAAATCAAAAAGATATAGCCACATACGCCAGTCTGTAAAAATATAAGCAACAGCACAAGGTATGCCGGTTATTGCCTGTTTTATCAATGCTTGGTATCCGCGCGTACTCAACATATCGTTTGCGATCGTTGGGGTTCTTTTTTCGTACTTATATTTTGTAATAGTACCAATACTGCCACTACTCCGGCCGCTTTCCTGGAAGCCTCCGCTGCAATATGGCGGGTCGGTTAGCAATATTTGCGGCGTTGCTCCATCCAAAAGCTTTTCCCTATGGTCTTTGTTTGTGCAGTCGCCGCACATAACGCGATGTCGTCCCAATATCCATATGTCGCCGGGCTTAGTGACGATTTCCTTTGTTTCGGGTACTGGCACCTCCTCGCTCACCGTCTCATCCAGCTCGTCAGCAAGAGCCGCCGTCAAGGCGTTTATTTCGCTTTCTGTATAGCCGGTCAATTCTGCCGGAATTTCTGATAAATCTATATCTTGGAAAATATCAGCCAGCAGCTCGGTGTCTATTTCGGACAATTCGGCCAAGCGATTATCTGCAATTAAATCCGCGTATTCTTCCGCTTCATTGGCATATTCTTGATAATCCACCGGGACTTCTGTTAATCCTGCTTTTTTAGCTGCCAACAGCCGCCCATGGCCTTTTACAATAAAGCCGCTTCGGTTGCTTACGGTAATCGGCTGCCGCCAGCCTGCCGCTTGGATAATACGGCCCAGTAATTTTATTTGTTCCGCCGGGTGCGTGTTGGGATTCTTTGGATTCGGTATTACCTTTTCAATGGGGACAATCGCATCATGGGCACAAAAGACAGGTATGCCACTTGCGGTTGCTTTCGGTGTTGCTTTACTCATGTATTCATGGCTCATTCTAAAATTTCCACCTCTGCCTCTGTATCAAATAACGGAACAGGCCAATTTTTATCCGTCTTAATCCACCATTGCCCTTCTAAAAATATGACTGTCCCGTATAATTCTCCCGATCCCCCTAAAACAGCAACATCCGTTCGTTTGACATAATCGCCCTCAAAAATTTTTTCGCCGGTTATATCGTTCATGCCGGTATATTGTCCTATGCTTTCGGCCGTAACAATATGCGAACTATCCTTCCCTGTGTATCTATATTTATCTTTTTCAAAAGATTCTACAGGCCCCGCCTCAACGATTGAAAAAAGATAGGTGTTTTTCCCTTTAATTTTTCGTTTCAGCAAATCGCCATAATACCATTCCCCGGTTTTATACCCCCGGCCTCTGAAAAGTATTTCCCGATCCATACGATTTCCTCCTTACCAGATAGCCCCTGCTACCAGCAGTACCGTACATAGCAGGGCATAATTAAACGCGATAATTCCGGCCTTTTTCCATTTTTTTGCGTCTTCAAGCGCTTTTTCCATACGCCGCACAGCACTAAAACTGCGGCGTATATCAAAATCGCCGGAAAAAATGATTGGTATGCCGACGGCTGCCGCTTCCTCCGCTTCCGCTATACAGCCCCTGCTATATTGCCATTTTCCCGTCATGACAATAGCGTCGCACTGACGGAGCATTTCCAGGCATTGCTGTAATATTTCCTCATATTCCAGATTTTCCGCATATGTAAAAAAATCCAATGGGTTTACTACAATAACGTTCGGATTCTCTTTTTTCAATTTAGCCGCTATTTCTCTGGCTTCTTTTTTATTTTGTTCCTCGTCCCCCGTATAAGGGTGCGATATGTACCACATCTTCATGTATTTTTACCTCTTTTCTGTTATGAGGCCGTACCTTCCCGGTTTTGTTGTGTTGCCTCTCTGCACCATTCCGGCAGGTTCGCCCGTGTAAGCGCTGTTGCAAAGGGCGGCGGCACCGCGTTACCGCAGCGGGCGACCTGCGCCGACTTAGGATAATGCCGCCCGTCAGCGTCAACGTCAATGATATAATCCGGCGGGAAGCCCTGCGCATTAAATAATTCCCGCGGCGTCAGCATCCGCATTCTTATATCAACGATACGATACTCGACACCCTGTACGGTCACAAGGCCGAATCGGTCTTTTACCGTTATCGTATGCAGCGGCTCGTTAATTCGCTGCCCTTCGCCCTGGCCGTAATACTTAATCAAGAACGCCCGTACTTCGGCGAAATGTTCCCCGCCGGCAGTAATGGTATTCAGCGGTTTATCCAACGACTGCTCGCTGTTGCGATTAAGCTGGATTAAATTGCTTGTCACAACGGCGTTATGGTCTACCGTCGTAATCGTCGGCAATGGATTATGTACATCTGCGCCGCTTCCTTGATAATTTCCGCCGTAGTGTTTCGCAAGATGCGCCGCGACAAGTCCGTATCGGTTGCTTGCGTCTACCACCATCAGCGGTCGCTGTATAGACTGTCCGCGCACTTCCTTGCCGCTCTGCTCGCCGTGGTATTGTATGAGATTCGGCGCAATCAGACGGGGCTGTACGACGCCAAAGCCGTGTTTTGCCGTAATCGTAGGGAACGGCTTGTCTAAGGCGACACCCCGATACAGTTCCCCGCTATGATTTACTTGGATAATAAACGGGTGCGGATTATCGATGACAAATTTCTGCAGCCCCTTTGCAATGCGACGCATCGTGTTTTCGGCCAGCGGCTTTTTACGTTCAAAGATAGATTTGCACTCAATCGACCAGTCAATTATTTCCGCCGCCGTGCGCCACGGCTTTTCATGGCCAAAATGTACGGCAAGGCTATTTGGATCTCCGTGCGTTGGCTCCGGCCATACAATCGGCCGCCCGTCGCATCTGGCAATCAAGAAAAAGCGTTTACGCGTCGTCGGCGCGCCGTAATCGCAAGCCCGCAGTTCCCGCCATTCTACGCAATACCCGTACCGCTTTAATGCATGGACAAACCGCCGAAACGTCCTGCCTTTTAACCGCTTATCCGGCTTATTATCACTAGTCAGCGGCCCCCATGTCGTAAATTCTTCTACGTTTTCCAACATGATGACGCGTGGCCTTACCAATTTAGCCCATTTTACGGCTACCCAGGCCAGGCCGCGGATATGCTTTTCTACAGGTTTTCCTCCCTTGGCTTTACTAAAGTGTTTGCAGTCCGGCGAAAACCATGCCAGGGCTACGTTACGCCCAGCGCAGGCTTCGACGGGGTCTACGTCCCAGACATTTTCACAGTAGTGTTTTGTCTTAGGGTGATTAGCCCTGTGCATAGCGATTGCCGCCGGGTCGTGATTTATCGCAATATCGACGCTCCGTCCAGTAGCAATTTCAATTCCCGTAGACGCGCCCCCGCCGCCGGCAAAGTTGTCCACGATGATTTCATGAAAAATGCTTTTACTCACGTTTTCCCCCTCCTGCAAATCAAAAATTAAACTTATACATTTCCGCCTCTATATTGATAGTCTTCTTTGTTTTGCCTTTGAGCTTGATATATATTGTCCGATCCGGCACCATTTCCGGCTCTTTATCCTGCCGGCAGGTACATTTTTCGCCGGGGTCTAAGTTAGCCCCACATTTGGGGCAGGTGTTGTAGTACGCCATAATGTGACCGCCTCCTTCATGTATGGATGTATGCATTTTGCATGTACCCAGCTTTTTTGCCCGCTTCCTATTGAACAAAGTTCGTCGGCACCAACACCGCACCGTAAACAATACCCGCTTAGTGCGATGTGCTTCATGCTGTACGCTTTCATCAACATTCGCCTGCGGTGTTTGCCGTGCGATTTTCGCAGTACAATGCCTCTCGCGGCAAAATCATATGCTATGCTTATGCAGGCTAAATCCGTGGCGCTAAGTGTCACGTCGTCGCATGCATATTCTTTGTTATACCGGCATTTTCCCGGTCGGCATTTTTTCCCGCCTTTGTACGCGCAGTTTGCATAGGCTTTTCCATTTTTTAGGATAAGTTTCTTTCTAGTCATCCGTATTAGATTATTAGCAAGCAATCTTATTTCTTTATCCATCATGGTATTTTGTCCTCCTCATCGGGAATGGGGGCAATCGGTGCCCAATGCGTTACCCCGCTCAAAATGTGATGCGTATAGGCGTCAATCCAAAACATCACTTTTTTGTAGACGTGCTTTTGCAGTATAGCGACATGAGGGCCGCCGTTATAAACAAGATGCCTGTCTGATTCGTAGATATAGGCGTTCATATTTTTTCTGATTCTCAGCGTCGGCAGCTCGTCGCTGACGTTAATCCACCGCATGTTTAATCCTCCGTTCCTTCATACTCTCCTGTCACGTCCCATCCGCATACCGGGTTCATGTCTGTGCAAATCCCGCGCAATTTTAGTGTGCAGGTCGTACAGGGCAAATTATTGCTATTTCGATAGTCGCAATATTCCCGGATAATTTTGGCCTGCCGTATCACGTATTTCTCAATATCCATCATATCCTTTATGCCTCCGCATCCATGCTTTTACTGCCGTCGTTATCGTTTTATTGCAAGTCGCACACTTGCATTTCATAGATTTTTCGTAGTAGCGTCCCGTATATTCTCCCGCTTCTTCTGCTCCGTATTCGTCAGTCTCATACCAGTACGTCCCACGAAATGGTGTTTCACATATCCAGCCTGTCGGCATTTTACAATGCGGACAAATAAACGGTTCTTTTTCCACAGCTTTCTCCTCCTATCGCTGCCGCCAGCTTTCACCGGCAAGCGGCACAGTGTACGTCATTTCCAGGATTCGGTCGACCGTAGCGTCTGCCGTCGTCATATCGCCGCTTAACGGCGTCATGCGCTTGACCAGCTCGTCGGCGCTGTAGTTGCTGGTAATAATGACGGGCTTATAGTCCTCATATCGGGCGTTGATAATCTGGTAAATTTTGGTCAGCGCCCATTCTGTCGGCTGTTCCTTGCCCATATCGTCGATAATCAGCAAGTCAGCCGTCGTATATACCCGCATGATGTCGTCTTCTCTGCTGGCCGTATACCGTTCAAAGCTCGCCTTTATGTTGGCAAGCAGGTCTATCATCGTTGCAAAGACCACGGGGACGCCCGTATTCATGAGCTGGTTTGCGATGGCCGCCGCAAGGTGGGTCTTTCCAGTGCCCTTCGGGCCGGTAATCAGGAGCCCGTTCTTTTCCTGTCCCTGCGGGTCATGAAGCAGCTGCCGGAAGTTATCGGCGTACCCTTTGGCAATACGATAGGCCGGTTCATTTTCCGGCGTAATCGTAAATCTTTCAAAATTGCGGTTTCTAAAGCGTGCGCCGATGCCGGACATGCCAACTATCCTATGAATGCGTTCTCGTGCCTTCTCGGCTCTCTCAGCCTCAATTTTGGCAATTTCCTGTTTTTCCTGTTCCTCCGCTTTTTCCTGTTTTGCCTTTTGCGCCGCTGCACAGGTACAAGTTTCCGGCATGGGCGTCCACATAACACGGCTTTTTAAGACGATCCCACGCGTGTACCTCGGCTTACCGCAAAACTCGCATGGCACCGGCGCAGGCGGATTATAGGAAGCCGCTTCCGGCTCGTTGCTGTATATGACGTTAAGGAGTTTCGATACCGCTTCCATTTGATTCTTCCTTTCTGCTGAACATCTTGTTAAAATCTGGGTAGCCTTTAAAGCTGCCGTCCTTTCGGAGCTCGTCTTCTAATTCCTGCTGGGTCTTGGCCCGCGGCGGCTCCGCCGGCTTTATTCCGCTTCCATATTTGACACTTCCTTTATTTTGGTAATTTCCTTCAAGTACCTTCGTCATGTTCGCGGATTTCATCAGCCAATCAAAAGTAGCCGTCCAGTGCCGTTCGTTCTCGCCCTTTAAAAAATT